AAAAAGGTGCTGGGAAAGAGATTTCCCCTGATGTTGTTGATCGAACCGCACTAGGCAAAGCTTTGAGCACACTTAATCCAGCAGATTTGCAAGTCATTATTGCAAAAATGGAAGAGTCTTCTACCAAGACGCCTAAAAAATATGGAGAAAATGCGAAAGCACTCAAAGCTGCGCTAGTAAACCTTCAAGCTCAAAGAAACACTGTAAACCAAACAACTGTAAACATCGTTAACAGCATTATGGAAAACGTCATCGCCAAATCCGATAAGGACCCTTTTTTAATGGGTGCCCTTAAAAAAGACAACAAAATTGCCACTGCTTCAGAGGTAAAGGCCAACGATGACGGAGCTGACAGCTTTGCTCAAGGAAACAACCTTATATCATTAGGAAAGCTTTTAGGTGTGTTTGTTGGAAACCCGCTAATAGAGTCAGGAAATTATTCAGAAGTGCAGATGTTCTTCTATCCTTTTGCAAATAGACCAGGCGCCGCATTTGCTTCAGCCGGAAATCTTACTACAGCAGAATTTTTAATGAGGATTGATGAAATTAAAGTAGGTCTTCTTCATCTAATGCGATCGAACCGGACAGGTGTTATCCGCATTGAATCTTTTATTAAATTTATTATAACTAATTTTGTTAATTTCATTGGCGCCCCCCAATACGGAATAATGAGAGCAACAGATCAAAATTACCAGAAAATGGTCAACGCCCGCAGGCAAACTACAACAGAAGTCGCCACAGGCGGCAAAACCGATATTAAAAAGATTGATGCAGCTCAACAAAAACAGATAGCAACTATGAATGAAAGTATTTCAAATTTCATGTTTCCAAAAATTGCTGTTGAATTTGAAGCCGTGCCTAGAATTGCTGCAACCGTAGGTGAGTCTAAAAAGTCCGCAGAAAAGCAATCTATTTTAAGAGTTCACGTTTATGACACACACGCCGGAAGACAAGAACCTTATGAGAATTTAATAAACGCTTCCACAGAAGGTTTAGAGGTTTTGACAGCCATAAAGCGAACCATCTCCGGAAGATCTAGTGATGAGCTTAACGCGCCCAAGGACAAAAAGAGTGATGTTCGAGCTAGAACACTTAAGCGTCTTCTTCAAGAATTATCTGATTCAAATCCCAAGGGTGTGAAAGTAATTAAAGAAGGAAACGACAAGACCATTCAAGATTTTATAATTGACCTTCCTTTCGACACCATCAAGAAGAAAATCGCTGCCGAATATCCTTTTATAGAATACGGAACCGAAGGGTCTGCTGTGCTACGTGCTTCTGTTCAAACAAACCAAAACAAAGACTTTGTAAACGTTGTTTTATCGCAGGCAAAAGTCGGAAATCCAGAAAACTCAGCATCAGGACTTGCAACTTCAGGCTTGCCAACTTTTACAAAACCCACTTCTCTTTCTATGACTACTATGGGCTGCCCACTCCTTAGATTCAGAACCAACATGTTTATAGATTTCAAGACAGGCACTTCTGTTGACAATCTGTATTATGCACGCCGAGTAAATCACAGCATAACTCCAGGAAGCTTTACTACAAGCTTAAACATGTCAACACTTCTTGCAGATGGAAAATACAGAAGTCTCTATAGGACACTTAGAAACGCCATCGCGTACATCGATAAGCAGACGTCCGAAGACGATACTTGACCCACATCACAGGCATCTAGCTCATAATTCCCGACCTATGGTGTAAATCTCTGCTTAATTGTATATAATTCAAGCATGAACATATGCATCAGTAAAAAAGTACTAGGTACTAATCTTCACTTGTTAGCAAAACAAAGCGGAGAGATAGTGTGGACTTCAATACTTCCTGGTGACAGTTTCCCCGTAGGTTTCTCAGATCATGATCCTCTCAGGACTGTTAGTGAGCTAATGGGAAAAGAGCTGGTGCTCACTCCGGGCAAAGAATATGTTGAAGCATTAAAAGTCACTGGCGTGCAAGAAAATATTCCGTGGCATCAAGCTGTCCCTGTAAACGTTTTCAAGAGGTTTATCCAGAGGATCGTAGATGACTCCAGATCAATTTCATCCAGCGACCAGTATAGATACTATCAAAACTACTTAATCAAAGCACAGAGAGCATCCCAGAAGCTCTGGCCAGTAAAAATAGATGACTCTGCATATCAAAAGCTTATGGCGGACCCGTTAACACCTAATAAGAATGTTATACAAAGCTTTTCTCCAACAAACGGGTTTTCAAGAAAGACAGTATACGGATTTACTTCTACTAATACTGGTCGACTAACAGTTCGAAAAGGCCCACAGATTTTAACTCTTAAAAAAGAGCACCGATCTATTTTAACGTCGCGGTTCAATAAAGGAAGAATCATCCAGCTTGACTACACAAGCTTAGAGCCTCGTCTTGCACTTTCAATGATCGGTCACAATCCTCCAAAAGATATCTACGAAGAAGTCGCCAAAAACATACTTGATAATCGGGTTGGAAGAGAGACTGCAAAGCTTCTTACTATTGCTTTACTCTATGGTATGGGTCAAAAGCGAGTCAAAGATATCTTGTCTGGTACAATGCTCGACCCTGCAACCACAATGTCCAACCTTGATAATTTCTTTGGGGCAAGAGTAATACGTGAAGAGCTGTCAAAACAAGCATCTGCAGGCTTTATACAAAACTACTACGGAAGAAACATTAGAGTTCGCAACGATTCCGAACATGTTTTATACAACAATCTAATCCAGTCATCAGCAGTCGATGTTGCCTTGCAAGGATTTAGCAGAATAATACAGATGATAGAAGATCACGGGAAGAAAATGAAACCTATTTTTATTCTTCATGATGCTCTTCTTATAGATTGCCCGCCAGACGAAGTAAAGTTTTTAGACATACTGTGCGAAGCTGGAAGCAAAGCAGATAATTTAGATGCACACTTTTATATTAAGAAAGAACTAGTAAATTGACAATAGACATGAATATTGAAAAAATGCAACGAGACTATGAGATGTTTAAGACTCTCTGCGAAAAACTCGGTGACAGAACAGAATCAGCCATTAAGCTTTTGACACACATTGAGGAGCGCTTAGTTACATGCCCATCCTCAGAAAGAACAGAGTATTTTAACTCTTTCCCTGGCGGTCTGCTTGATCATGCTCTAAAGATTCTTGATCTATCTTATAAGCTGGTAAAAGCACACGATGCTAAACTCCCGAAGGAGTCTATCATCCTGTGCTCTCTGTTTTGTCTTATTGGGAAAGTCGGAGATGAAGAACAAGATCTTTATTTACCGCAAGATAACGAATGGCGCCAAAAGAATCTAGGGGAAAATTACAAGTTTAACCCAGAGCTTCGTCACATGCGCGCGACCCACCGTTCCCTCTACTTATTACAAAAGTTTGGTGTTGATTTGACTCAAGAGGAATGGTTGGCTATTCTTCTAGCAGACGGTCTTACAGACGACACAAGATTGTATTCAATGCGCGAACCGACCCTTGCACTTGTGATCTCTTCTGCTAATAAACTAGTCATGGCATCCGGACGAGAGTCCTAATTCCTTTCTCTTTTTAAGACATACTTATACACACTATGAAGAAACGTTTTCATCCAAAGTACATCAAGCGTGGGCATCAAAGACGATCTGGAGTTGCCCAAACAGGCGCACACGGAACTTCTCACCGAATCGCCCCACCAGATGCCCATAGATTAGGTAATTTACCTCAAGCTTGGCCTAGAACAGGACAAACCGGGCAGTATACAGCTTCTATTATGGGTCGCATGGGTGACGGATCTTTAACACACTACACAGACGAAGACAAAGAGGACTTCAAAAAGATGGACGGTCCTCCCGGCAAAGCCGGAAACTATAAGACGAGCGCAACTCGTGTTTACATCAAAAAAGGCGGGGGCAAACCAATGATTGGTGCCACTTCCGTAAGCGAAGCTAAGGAGCAAAGCATGGAAGAGCAGGCACTAAGAGAGCTGATCCGAGAGATGATCCAACAAGAGATCACCGAAGCCCACAAGAGAAAGATGCCCGCCGACGTTGGTGCCTTCTCAGTCGAGCTTATGGATGAGGACGAAGAAGAGGACGACGCTGATCGCCCCGACATGGACGAGTTTTCCGGCTCCGCAGCCGTCGCCGGCTTCTCCTTGCCCCTGGGTGCCTCAAACCACCCCTCGACCTTGAAGTCTCGAGGAGACTTCACAGCTAAGATGTATGGCGGTCGCCGCATCAAGCTGAACGCTCGTACCCTCGCGCGCCGAGAAGAATAAAATAATTCCAGTCTCCATTGAACATCTGAGATTTTGTGTGTAAGTTTATCACATACAAACTGCCAGATATAAGGAGACAAACATGGCACTTGATTTTGATGCAATCCGTCGTAAGGTCGCGCAGCTGTCCGGAAACGGTCCTAAGCGTAGCTCGATCTTTTGGCGTCCTGATGAGGGCGAATACACTATTCGACTACTTCCGTGGAAGGATTCCGACGGACAACCCTTTAAAGAGCGCTGGTTTTACTACAACATCGGTGAGAATCGTGGAATTCTTGCACCTAAACAGTTTAGTAAGCCTGATCCTATCCAGGAACTAATTAACAAGCTTCGTGATGATGGTACGCCTGAGTCTGCTGAGTTGTGCAAGCGATTGTACCCTAAGATGCGTGCGTATGCTCCTGTCGTGATCCGCGGCCAAGAAGATAAGGGTACTCAACTCTGGTCTTTCGGTAAGCGAGTCTACCAAGATCTGCTTTCTATCATGCTTGATCCTGATTATGGAGACATCACCGATCCTTTGGAGGGTCGTGATGTGAAGGTAACCATTTCCAAGCAGCCTGGACAAAATTGGGCAACCACTACTGTCATGCCTCGCGGAAAGCAAACCAATCTATCTGACGAAGATGGCAAAACTCAAAATTTGCTGGACAATCTCCCGAACCTCGATGAGCTTTATAGCCTTGAGTCTTATGAAGAGATTGAAAAGAAGGTCAACGATTGGCTTAATGGATCGTCATCCTCAGATGGTACCGATCAAACGGCTACCACTACTACCACCACTGCTCAGACTGCTACCACTAAGACGGCAACTGCAACTAACCAAAAGAGCACTCAAGAAGACGGTAAGCAATATACTTCTCTTGATGAAGCATTTGCCGATCTTCTAGAAGGCTGAGGTAAATCATGGCGAGAAAAAAGGCTGCAAAGAGACCAGAGACTGATGACTTCACCTCTGACTTAATCAAGTCTCTTAACAAGGATCACGGTAGTCGCATCGCCTACAATCTCAGCGTCGATGAGTCTCCAACGCATGTGAAGGCTTGGGTCTCTACGGGAATTCGGCAACTTGATTACTTAACAGCTAATCGAAATTCCGGAGGTCTTCCTTGCGGAAGAATCGTAGAGATCTTTGGCCCTCCTTCGATCGGTAAATCCCACATTGCCCTCCAAATCGCCCGCAGCACGCAGGCGATGGGGGGTATTGTGGTTTACATCGATACTGAGAACGGGACATCTGTTGAGAACTTAGGCTTGCTCGGAGTTGATGTCTCTAAGCGCTTTGTCTTTATTGAGACAGCTTGCACAGAAGAAGTGTTTAAAGTTGCTGAGTCTACTATTATGAAGGCTCGAGGATTAAACAAAGATGTTCCGATTACCATTGTATGGGATTCTGTTGCTGCTTCCTCACCAAAAGCTGAACTGACAGGTGACTATGACAAGGATACAATTGGACTACAGGCACGATCTATCTCTAGGGGTATGCGAAAGATCACTCAAGTAATTGGGAATACAAACACTCTTTTCATATGCCTAAATCAGACACGAACTAAGATTGGTGTCATGTATGGAGATCCGACAACAACGCCTGGTGGAATGGCAATTCCTTTTCATTCTTCTATCCGAATTAAACTTGGAGCAGGCTCACCGATCAAGAACAAAGACGGTGATGTTGTGGGTATCAATGTTTCTGCCAAAACTATTAAGAATAAGGTAGCGCCTCCTTTTAGGTCCTGCCAGTTCGAGATTCATTTCGGTGTCGGCGTAAAGGAGCATGAGCAAATAACAGATTTACTCAGGTCTTCTGCAGATGTTATTGTGGGTGAAAACACATATTCAGTCGAAGGCGCCGGAGCTTGGAAAACCCTAACTGTTTCTGATACTAAAACCGGTGAAGTCAAAGTTGAGAAAAAGTTTACTAAGAGCGGTATGGAAGAAGTTCTAAAGAACCCAGAGTATTCTAATCATATTGAAGTAATGCTCGAGGAAATTCTTGTGAAGCGCTTTAAAGCTAATCAAGATGTCGACACAGATTCCTATGAAGAAGTAAGGTCAATTGCAATGGACTTGGCCGAAAGCGATTTAAAATGAGTTGTTTTATAAAGGTTAAAAAATCACACCCATTAGCGGTAATTCCAACACAAAGCATCGGCGATGTAGGGTGGGACCTTTATGCTGTTGAAGAATGCACAATTCCTGCAGGTGAAACACGCCAAGTTAAAACAGGCCTAATCCTTGCAGATACACCAATCGAAGATGATATTCATAAGTCAATCTTAATAAAAATAGAAGGAAGATCAGGCTTAGCTTTAAATCATTCTATTTTTCCGATTGGTGGTATTATTGATCCTCATTACAGAGGTGAAATATGTGCGATTCTTCACAACGGCGGAAGAAATGACTATAACGTCGCTTCCGGAGATAGAGTAGCTCAAATTGTTCTCTACACTGTTCATGCTCATACTTCCTCCTCAAGAACTTCTTTTGTAGAAGCTTCTGAAGTAAACTCTACTGAACGATGCCAAAAAGGATTCGGTTCTTCGGGCAAGTAAGATGAAAAATACAGTACTTGTACTAGATTGCATGAACATTTTTATAAGATGTTATGCAGCTAATCCAAAAATGTCTTCTCATGGATATCATGTAGGTGGCATAGTAGGTTTCCTCAAGACATTAAGAGGCGTATGCAATAAATTTTCTCCAACAAGCATTGTTGCTGTTTGGGAAGGTGGAGGCTCGTCTCGACGTCGATCGATTTATCCTGGCTATAAAAAAGGCAAAAAGCCTAAGCGGATGAATAGGTTCTATGAAGACGACATACCAGACACTGATAAGAACAAAAATCACCAGATTGCAACGCTGATATCGCTTCTCAAAAAATTGCCTATATGTCAAGTTTACGTAGGTGATTGCGAGTGCGATGACGTCATCGGGTACTTGTGCAAGTATACACTTCGAGATGAAAACAAAGTAATAGTTTCTTCTGACCAGGATTACTATCAGCTTCTAAACGACAAGACTAAGATTTATCGGCTCGGGAAAAAAGAGACTGTTGAATCTCAAGACGTTCTTGATCTAACAGGCGTTTCTTGTGAAAATTACTGTTTAGCAAAATGTTTAGTCGGTGATAGCTCTGATAATATTGAAGGTATAAAGGGCGCCGGATTTAAATCTGTTGCAAAAAGATTTCCGTTCTTGACTTCTGATAAAGAAGCTACAATGTCAGAAGTTTTTGATGCTGCCTCTGCAAACGTAGACAAGAAAATAAAGCTGTATAAAGAAGTAGTTGATAATTTTGATATTATAAAAAGAAATTGGGGTCTAATATATTTAGATACAACCAATCTATCTGCAAGCCAAATGAACCAAATTAATCATATTGTAGATACATTTGAGCCTTCCAGGAATAAGATAGCGCTGATGAGAGAGTTAATTAAAATCGGTGTTCAAAGCCTAGACTTAGAAGCAATCTTATTAAGCATGATTTACGTAAAATAAAGGAGTAAGATAAGTGTCTTACGATGAGTCGAGTGTCTCTTTTGGAAGCTATGGAAAATCCTTCCAGGAAAAAATTGTTCAAGGTCTTTTAACGGATCGCCTTTGGGCTGAACAAATGTCTGAAGTCATTAATGTTGATTTTTTTGACCTAAAATACCTTAAGTTTTTAGCTGATAGATACTTTAAGTATCATGGCAAGTATAAGGATTTTCCAACCCTCCAGCTTCTTGTTTCTATAATCAGAGATGATCTTAAGACTGGGAATGACACTGTCTTGAGAGACCAGATTATTGAATATCTGCAGCGCATTCGACATAACCCAGACATGGGTGATCTTGAATATGTCAAAGAGAAAGCCCTGGACTTTTGCAAGAAGCAGGCCTTCCGCGGCGCTCTTGAACAAGCTGTTGATCTAATTCAAACAGATAAGTTCGATTCAGTTATGGATCTTATGAGAACAGCACTGTCAGTTGGTACCACCCCGTCTATCGGTCACGACCTTTTTGAAGATATGGAAGCACGCTTTGTAACAGTGAGTAGGCATCCAGTTCCTACAGGCATGGAAGCGCTCGATCAAAAGGGCATTCTTAACGGTGGTCTCGGAAGAGGAGAGATAGGTGTTGTTGCTGCTCCCACAGGCGTTGGCAAGTCTCACATGTTAGTTAATCTAGGTGCAGCTGCTGTCAAAAGAGGAAAAAATGTTATTCACTACACGTTTGAGCTTACAGAAAACGGCACTGGGCTAAGGTACGATTCAAACCTCTGCATGATCCCATCAAATGAAATTACAGAGCGGTCTGATGAAGTAAGAGATGCATATGCAGAAATGGAAGGCCTTGGCAGGCTGATAATTAAAGAATATCCAACAGGTGCTGCAACTGTTCAGACACTCAGATCACACATTGAAAAGCTTTCTCTAAAAGGATTTATTCCTGATCTTCTTGTGATTGACTATGCAGATATCATGAGGTCATCACGCCAGTATGATTCTATGCGTCATGAGCTTAAAAAAGTATACGAAGACCTTAGAAATCTTGCGATGGAAAAGCAGATCCCAATTTGGACAGCATCTCAAAGCAATAGAGAGAGTGCTTCTTCTGACATTGTAGGTTTAGAGAACATGTCTGAGTCTTATGGCAAGGCACAGGTTGCCGATGTTGTAATTTCTATCTCAAGAAAGCCAACAGAAAAAGCGTCAGGATTGGGTCGTATTTTTATTGCTAAGAATAGAGCAGGTCGCGACGGAATTTTGTTTCCAGTTAAATTAAATACAGCAATGTCTATGTTTTCTATAATAGAGAACTCTGAAGAGATGACTTTGTCTGAAGCACAGGGCAAGAATGAAAATGATATTAAAAAAGTTTTGCAACAAAAATGGAAACAAGTTAGCAAAAGAGAAAACAATTCATAAAAAAAGTAATATTATAAAAGAGATTTAAGGACAGGACTAAAATGTCAAACTATAACGAAGTTTTTGAGAAGACTTTAGAATATTTTAAGGGTGACGAGCTCGCAGCATCTGTATTTGCTACAAAATACGCACTTCAGGATAACCAAGGAAATTACCTTGAAACAACACCAGATCAGATGCATAAAAGAATCGCAAAGGAATTTGCTAGGATAGAGTCAAAATATCCAAACCCTATGCCTGAAGAAGAAATTTATGACCTTCTCGCGGATTTTAAATATGTAGTGCCTCAAGGTTCTCCAATGTCTGGAATCGGAAACACTCATCAAATCCAGTCACTTTCTAACTGTTTTGTGGTAGATTCTCCTCAAGATTCTTACGGTGGAATTCTCAAGACAGACCAAGAGCAAGTTCAAATTATGAAACGTCGAGGCGGAGTTGGTTTTGATATTTCAACTATTCGACCCCACGGATTACGCACTTCTAATGCTGCAAAAACAACCGACGGAATCGGCGTTTTTATGGAAAGATTTTCTAATTCTTGTCGTGAAGTCGCTCAAGGCGGACGAAGAGGAGCTCTTATGCTCACTGTCTCTGTCCATCACCCTGATATTGAGACGTTTATTAATATCAAAAGAGATCTTTCAAAGGTCACTGGCGCAAACATATCAGTTAGATTATCTGATGAGTTCATGACGGCTGTTGAAAAAAATGAAGATTATGAAGTTCGATTCCCTGTAGACGCCACTGATGACAAGATTGTTTCTAGAAAGATATCTGCATCTAGCATCTGGGATCAGATTATTGAGTCTGCACACAGAGCTGCTGAGCCAGGTCTTCTTTTCTGGGATAACGTGCTAAACTACACGCCAGCGCAAATCTATAAAGACGATGGTTTTCACACAATTAGCACAAACCCATGCAGTGAAATTACACTATCAGCTTATGATAGCTGCCGACTGCTTCTTTTGAACACAACGTCATTTGTCAATAATGCTTTTACTAAAAAAGCAGAATTTGATTATGATCTTTTTAGAGAAGTCTCTGGCAAAGCCCAGCGACTTATGGATGACTTGATCGACCTCGAGATTGAGTGTGTTGACAAAATAATCAACAAGATCAAAGAAGATCCCGAGGGAGATGAAGTTAAAAGAAATGAACTTCTTTTGTGGAAGAAAGTTAAGGAAGTCGCTCAAGCGGGTCGCAGAACAGGATTAGGTGTGACAGGAATCGGCGATACTCTCGCCATGCTTGGTGAAAAGTACGGATCTAAGAAGTCTATAAAGCAGACTGAGAAGATCTATCAGACACTAGCAATTGGATCGTATGAATCTTCTTGTCACCTGGCTACAGAAAGAGGCGCATTTCCTGTTTATGACTTTGACAAGGAAGAGGGTCATCCATTCATGGAGAGGCTTTTTGAAGCTGCTCCAGAGCTTCGAGAATTGCACAGAGATCACGGCAGAAGAAATATTGCATTAACCACAACTGCTCCTTGCGGAAGCGTTTCTGTGCTTACACAGACAACGTCAGGTATTGAACCTGCATTCATGCTGAAATACACTCGAAGAAAGAAGATAAATCCTAACGATGCAACAGCGCAAGTTGATTTTGTCGATGACTTAGGAGACAAGTGGCAGGAATTTGATGTGTATCACCACGCGTTCAAGAAATGGATGGACGCAACAGGATTGACTGAGATCGAAGATAGCCCATACGCATCTGCAACTGCAAATGAGATCGATTGGGAATCAGCAGTAGATCTTCAGGCTGCAGCCCAGCGGTGGGTTTGCCACGCAATTAGCAAGACAATCAACCTCCCAAACAGTGTATCCGTCGACGACGTGAAGAAAGTTTACTGGAGAGGCTGGAAAAAAGGCTTGAAAGGTGTTACAGTCTATAGAGACGGATCTAGATCTGGTGTTCTTGTTTCAAGCGACGCCACGTCAAAAGACGAAGACTTTTCTGAGACACCTGCACCAAAAAGAACAGACCTATTAGATTGTGATATCCACCAAACTTCTATCAAGGGAGAAAAGTGGACCATCCTTGTTGGTCTTATGGACGGAAAGCCTTACGAAGTCTTTGGAGGGCTAGCCAATAAGATTGAGATACCCAGGTATTACAAAGATGGAACTCTAACAAAAAGAGTTCGAAAGACGAAAAACTCTAAGTAT